ATTTAGGAACACATACTTTAAGTGCTAAAGACTTAGTTATTAATCATCCAAGCGGCTCAGGTATTGCAGCATCAATTACTAAGGGCGGCAATGGTGAGGCATTAACAGTTGTAAAAACAAGCGGTTCAGGCAATGCGGCATCAATTACGGGTGGCGTTACTTTAATTGATGAGTTACATTTAACTACTGACTTAGCAGATGCATACATTGCTAGTGCTTCAACTTGGAACGCCAAACAAGATGCTTTAGTTAGCGGCACTAACATTAAGACAATTAACGGTACTTCAATTCTTGGCAGTGGTGATATTGTCACAGCCTCAATGAGTGTTTATAAAAACACTACAACGGGAACAGTATCTTCAGGAATTAACAACACAATATCCTTAACTCAAGAAATATTAGCAGGGGTGTTTACTGTTGGAGATATCATCGACCTTGAATGGGGAAGTCCTAATAAAATAGGAACGGCAGGATTGCAAACAATTAGAGCCTATGTAAATGCCACACCTGACTTAGTGGGTTCGCCAATATTAGTTGGAACGTTTACTTCAGGAAGCGCAGTTGCAGCAGGAATAAGAGCAAGTAGAAGGCTAGTAATTAAATCAGCAACTTCTACTGAAACATCAACGGGAACAACTAGCTTAGCAACAGACGTGGGCTTTACTCAATTAAACCCCGTTAATATTGATTGGACTGCAACGAGATATTTTGTTTTTACAATTCAAAATTCAAGTGCTGGAGATAGTTCTTCTATTTCTTTTTACCGTATAATAAGATCATAATGAACATAGAATTTCAAAATAATATCGTAAAGGTTAACGGGTTTGAGGGCGAATTTGAATCAATCGATTTTGTCGATGATAACTTTGTTCACTTAACGGTTTCGGGTGTTACGCTTGGAATTACACCGTCTGACACAACCATTAACGAGATTGCTTATAATTCTGCAATCGAATTTATAGAAGTATTTAATAATTAACTTTGTAAAAAAAAAATCATGGCAGGACGTAAACTCCCAATACTACCAAGCAACCCAACACCATCAGATGATGATTTAATGTATGGTGTTGATGTAAGCGATACTAGCGAAAGTGCAGCAGGCACGAGTAAGCAAAGCACCTTCGTAAATATCTATACCTATATTCTAGGTAAGTTATCTGCGGCTCTAAGGCTAATACCTAGCGGAGGCACTACGGGACAAGTCCTCGCCAAGTCAAGCAACACGGACTACGAAGTGGCTTGGACAACGACACTCCAAACCAACACCACCTTTGCCCCGACAATCACGGCAGAAACAAATGGAACTTTCACAATCACTAACTTTATCATTGATTCTATTGGCGATGTTGTAACATTTAGTTTTTACGGACAGTTTGATTTAGACCCACTAGAAACAAGCGGAGCTTGTAAATTTAATTTACCTGCCGCATTTCAACCCACTACAAATTGGGCTAGTGTGCTTGATGTTAATGTTGTATTAAGTGCCAATTCTGGTATTATAACAGCAGAAAGTAAACTTATAGCGGACGATTCAGGGACTAAACTATTATTATTATCAGTAGGCAGTATAGGAGTAGGAGATTCTGTTAAATTTTCCGCAGTTGGGCGTTATAAGATTGCTTAACAATGCCCTTAAACCTTGACATTATAAAGAAGCACGAAGGTAGGCGGCTCACTGCCTACCTTTGCCCTGCCAATGTGTACACTATAGGATACGGCACAACAGTATATCCTAACGGAAGCAAGGTGCAAAGGGGCGACACAATAACGGCAAGTCAAGCTGAGCAGTACCTTTCATTGCATTGCGGAAAGATTAAAGCCTCCCTTAAACAGTTTGACCTCTGCCTTAACGACAATCAGTTAAGTGCAATAATATCATTTGTCTACAACGTAGGCATCGGAGCATTCACCAAGTCAACGCTCCTAAAGAAGATCAAGGCAGACCCTTCAGATATAACCATACGTGATGAGTTCATGAGGTGGAACAAGGCAGCAGGGAAAGTATTAGTAGGGCTTGTCAGAAGAAGAAGCGAGGAGGCAAGTCTTTATTTTACACCTATAACCTAATCAATTCGGCTGCGTATAAATACGCATGAAAGCCGCAGCCACCATCCTAGCAATAATGCTCATATCCTACACCTATGCTCAATGCGAGGCAACAAGGATATTAAATTCATACATTGCCATACCGGGATTCTTTAACCTATACTTTACCGGGCAATGTATATCTCAGTCAATCTCAGATACTACCATTTGCGTAAAGGTGGCAAGAACAAATCAGGGGCAAGTGGCAGCATTTAGCTACTCATCCCCATCAGGGCAACCTGCCTATGTTACATCGGTAAAGCAATATATTAACTGTGAATTAATCGATGACACACCATACATAGCACAAGGCAGCGATACTGTCACGGTGTGCTATACAATCCAAGCACAGTTAATAGACAACTTCTGCCCTTACACGGTTCTATCTGGTGGACTAGCAGTAACATGGTGTGGGATTTACGCATACCACAGTGATTCAGAGCTTCATCTTAGGTGGCTAACGTGCAGCAATATTGGCACTAATTGCTTCGAGGTGATTCACTCTATTGATGGTTCAACATGGAATAAGATAGCAACAGTGACACCATACCAATCAACCAACTCAAGCCTCTCGAATTATAATGTAACTATACCA